GTCGCGCCGGGCGGATGGTGCGAATACTTCCACGCGCTCTAGAGGAGATCATCATGGCCAAGAGATCGCATACCCGTGAACCCGACGATGAGCCGGATGCGGAGCCGATAGCGGAGAATGACGAGCTCGAGCAACAGGCCGAGGTCGAAGAGCAGGATGTGGTCATAAGCCTGGCGAGCCAGGCGCAGACCACCGCCCATGTGCAGGCGGTGACCATTGCCAAGGGCACGCTGCAGGCCTCGGTTGCCGGCGCGATCGCAACCAAGAATGCCGGCGGCACCGCTGCTGCACTCACCACCGCGGTGAAGAATGCCGACATCGCGTACTATCAGTCGGTCATCGCCTCGGCACAGGCCAACGGCATGCCGGTTGGCGGCGCGATCGATGCGCTCAAGCAGCTCGGAGCCGCCTGATGCCCTCGACCTCGCAAGCCCAACACGGGTTCGCGGCCATGTCGAAGACGCCGGAAGGCCGCGCCAAGCTCCGCGCCCACGGCAAAACGCCGATGCCGCAGTCGGTCGCCGAGGACTACATGAAAGCCGACAAGGGCCGAAAGATCGGCAAACTGCGCAAACGCGCAACCAAGGACTAGCGTATTGACGATTTCGGTTCGCTAGCAGTAGAGTGCGCACCACTGAGGTGTCTAAAGGTTGCCTACCGATAAAGCCTGCGGCGGTAACGTACCCTTCCGCCGCAGGTCGGTCTCCGCAAGGATAAGACCGCAACGTCATACGGCCCCCCGCAAAGGACAAGGCCGAACGCTTGAGCCCCGCGCATCGCGCGACAAGGCGTTCGCTCCCTTTGACCAGCGGGAAAGGCCATGTCAGAGAACCTCCCCAAACTCTTTACCACCCAGTTTTCAACCGTCCTTGAGATGAAGCTGCAGCAGCGCATGTCGAAGCTGCGCGGCCGCTGCATGGAAGGTTTTCACGTCGGCAAGCAAGCGAGCCCCATCCAATATATCGGGGCGGTCCAGATGAAAGCGCCGGCGGGACGCTTCGCCCCCATTGGTCGTCAGGATGCCGACTTTGTGCGTCGGTGGGTCTTGCCCGTCGACCGCGACGCCAACCAGCTCATCGACACCTTCGACAAATTGAAAACGGCCATCGAGCCCACCTCGCAATACGCAGATGTGGCCGCTGCGGCGGTAGCTCGTGAGTGGGACGATCGGCTGATCCAGGCGGCCTTTTCGATTTCACTCACCGGCACCGATTCATCGTCATTCATCAATGAGACGTTCGATCCCAATGGCGTCGGATTGACGATCATCCCGACGTTTGCCTCGGCCGCCAACTCCGGTCTCACCGTCGCCAAAATGATCGAAGCCAAGCGCATCATGCGCAAGGCCCAGGTCGATGTGGACGAAGAGACCATGACGTGGGTGACGAACTCGCAGGGCGAGGCCGATCTGCTCAATCAGGTGCAGGTCGTCTCAACCGAGTTCTCCGACAAGCCGGTGCTGCAGGAAGGCCGGGTGACGCGGTTCATGGGCTGGGACATCATCTACTCCGAGCGTCTTAGTGTCGAAACCGTCACCACTCAAGTTCGCGACAATATCGCGTTCGTGCGCTCGGGCCTCTATCTCGGGATCTGGAAGGATACCGAGAACGATGTGAGCCGGCGTTACGATCTGTCGAGCTTGCCATACCAGATCTATACGATGATGAGCTCGGGCGCGACCCGCCTCGAGCCCGCCCGGTTGCTGAAGGCGCAGTGCGCGGACCTGTCGGCCGCTGCAGACGTGACACCCTAATTCACCCTAGGGGTGAAAGGGTGAAGGTGAAGGCCTAGGAGAGCCACAATGGCAGTCGTTCCTATCAAGTCGAACAGCATCATCGCCCTCGATGCATCGCCGATCGTCGCGCAAGCCGCGGGCGAAGGCGGACCCGGCGATACCAAGTGCAACGACGGTGTGATCCCGACCACCGCCAATACTCCAGGCGCATCGATCGGCTCGGTGTTCCAACTCGTGCGCGTGCCGTCGAATTGCAAGGTCAAGAAGGTCTGGATCGAATCCGGCGCCCAGGCCGCCGGCACGATGAACGTCGGGCTCTATTACGCAACCGATGGCAGTAACCCGAATGGCGTGCCGACTGCCGCCTCGGGTATTGCCAATGCGGTCGTCGGTTCCGCCCCCGGCAACCAGGTCAATACCTCGTTCTTCACCGCGGCCTATGCGCTGACCGCGGCGTCGCAGCCGACCGATATCACCAACGGTCCCGGCGGCATCAATACCGCCGACAAGCGGCAGCTCCCCCTGTGGAAGGCCGCCGGCCTCAACAGTGACCCTGGCGGTTATTTCGATATCTGCGGTACGCTTGCGGCTGCGATCACCACTGGCGGCGGCCTGATCGGATTGACCGTCGTCTATACGGACTGACAGATGGCGCAGGAACCCAAAGGCGACGAGGCACTGCCACGCGGGTCGTTGCCCGCCGAATCGACGTTCTACCAGGCGGTCACCACCGCCGAGGGAGCGCGCCAGGTTGCCTATGCGATTGCCAATGCGGCCTATATCACGGGCGGGGCCAAGTCGGCCTATATCACCGCGATTGCTGCCGCCGATGTCGCCTATTTCACTGCCGTCAACACCGCCCGTAACGCCTCCGGGTTGACACTGAAGACGGTCGGCGACATCGGTCCTATTCCCTGGTCCTGGGGAGCCTCGCTCGGGAGCTCGATCTAATGGCACGGCATTATGTGAGCCTCGCCCGCGGTGTTGAGGGCAGCAAATATTCGGATTTCACCATTGGCACGACCGAGAGCGCGACAGACCTGTTCTCGTTCTCAGTGCTCGATGGTGTCACCCCGACCAAGATCGAGGTCGATAAGGCGGTCGAGGCGATCGAGCGCTTCTTCCAGAACGCCCAGCAGGTCAGCGCCGCCGGCTTCGATGTCATGGGGTAGCCCATGGCAACCGCCACCGAGAGCAAACCATTCTCCAATATCAGCACCGGCAATACCGCAGCGTTTATCTTGCGCGGCGGCAACTACGTGCTGACCGCATCCGGCACCATCACCTCGGTGCAATTACAGGTTCAGTCACTCGATGGCTCGACCTGGATCAACGTCGGCACGGCATTGGCCGCCGCCGGCCTGTCCTCGTTCAGCTTGGCGCCCGGCAGCTATCGTCTCGCCGTTACCGGATCGGCAATCTATGCCGTACTGACCAGTGTCCCTAGCTGATGAGCGGCCATGACCCCACTCCAGACCGCTCTCGATGTGGCCAATCGGGCGCTCGACCATTGCGGGCAGGATCCGATCGGGCCGCTCGGCTTTAACGAGCAATCCAAAAAAGCCCGCCTGATGGCGCGGCTCTATAACAATATCCGCAGGAGTGAATTGCGCCGGCGGGTGTGGAAATTTTCCACCATGCGAACCGTGCTGCGGCCGCTCACCCCCGGAGTAATGCGGATCTCCCCGGCATTGTGGTCACCCAGTGTCACCTATTTCATCGGCTCGGTGGTCTCCGATGCTTTCGGCATAACATGGAGTTCGAATAGCCCCGATAATATCAATCAGGAACCAAGCTCGAGCTTTGCTTGGGATTTCTATTCCGGTCCTCTGGTGGTGTTCCCCTACGATTCCAAGCAGACCTATTGGGCTGGCGAGCTCGTCTATATCGCACCCGGCGACGGCAGCTATAAGGTCTATCGATCCAAGGTCAGCCAAAATACCGATAATCCGGCAACACCAACTCTGTGGGATGCCACTACGACTTACAACAAAAACCAGATCGTGATCGATGGCGGCAGCATTCTCTATATCAGCCTGATCAATCTCAATACCGGGCAAACACCGAGCCTGACCTCGCCGCCGGCCTGGGCATCGACGGGAACTTATGCCAACGGACAGAACGTGCGTGGCTCGGATGGCATCATTTATGTGAGCCTGGTTAACGGCAACGTCGGTCATGATCCAACGCTTGATCTCACGCATACCTATTGGACGAACACCGGCGTGATGGCGGCGTGGGATACCGGGTTTAACCAGATGACATCCGGCACGGGTTCGTTGAAATGGCTGCAGGTCGCGGCGGCATTGATCGCTTGGGATCCGGTCTATCCGGTCGGGGCTGGGCCGGATGTGCAATCGCAAACACTCAATGCCTTCGATCTGCCGGCCAACTTCCTGCGCGATGCGCCACAAGACCCGAAGGCCGGTTCGACCTCTTACCTCGGCGCATTCTGGGGCCTGACCTATACCGATTGGAAATTCGAGAACGGCTATATCGTCTCGATGAAGGTCGATCCGATCATCTATCGGTTCGTGGCCGATTTTATTGATGTGCGGAAAATGGATCCTAACTTTGTCGAAGGGCTCGCCATCCGCATAGCATTCGAGGCCTGCGAACCGCTGACCCAATCGGCCGACAAACTCAAGGCCATCGGTTCGAAACTCGAGAAGTTCATGGGCGAAGCCGGGATCATGAACGGCATTGAGACCGGACCCGTGGAGCCGCCGGTCGATGATTGGCTGGCGTGTAGGGGTTAGCGGTGGCCGATGCATCATACGTCCACGATTCATTCATCGGCGGCGAAGTCTCGCAGGTCTCGCAAGGCGAGATCAGCAATGAGCACTATCGAAAATGGATGAACCGCTGCCGGAACTCGTTCCCGAATGAGCAGGGAGCGTGGGTCCGGCGATCGGGAACGCTCTTCCTCGGGACTACCCGCGGTGGTGCGCCCGGGCGCGTGCTGCCGTTCCAATTCAAGGCCGCGCTGCCCTATACCATGGAGCTCACCGATGGCTTCCTGCGGTTTCGGCAGGGACCGCGGATGGTCACCACTAACGATGATCTCACCGTTACCGCAATCTCGAGTGCCAATCCGGCAGTGGTGACAGTTTCAGGCTCCTTACCGGGTTCCTGGGTCACTGGCAATCAGGTCTTGCTCAACATCATTGGCTGCGAACGAATCCAAGCTCCGCGGCAATTCCGCATCACGGTTACCGGATCAAATACATTCAGCCTGCAAGATCCGCTCAACAATAACGTCAACATTGACGGCGCCGCGATCGGCGCGGCATTCACCAGCGGTACCGTCGCCCGTATTCTGGAAATCGCAACGCCGTATACATCGGGTGCGTGGCGGACGTTGCGGGCCGTGCAGAGTGAGATCCCGACACCGCAAACCCCGGCCTCTGGCGCGATCTTCCTGCACGGCAACTTTCCTCCGCAAGTGCTGCAAGTCACCAACAATCCAACGCCCGGCACTTTTGCCACGTTCTCATTCCAGCCCATAGTCGCGCGCGACGGTCCCTACCTCGACCCGGTGAAGGGCGGCGCGATGATCACGCCGTCCGGCACCAGCGGCCTGGTGACGATGACCATCACATTCCCGGCCTATGACAATACGGTTGCCTATCAGGTCGGCGATTTTGTCAATTCCGGCGCGGTCAACTATCAGTCGTTGACCAGCCCCAACCTCAACAACACGCCAGCGAGCTCGCCCACGCAATGGCAACCCGTATCGACGGGAATCGCGATCGGCCCGAACGGATTCCAGGGTACCGACCTCGGACGCTTGATGCGGTTCTATTCCGAGCCGCCTGTGTGGAACTCGAGCACCGCTTACGTGATTGGCAACGAGGTCTCTTATCCCTCGGGTGTCAACGGGGCCTACACCTATTGGAAGGCAATCGCCGCCAATACCAACGTCACGCCCGGCACCGACACCACCAAGTGGGCGCTCGATCCCGCCGGTGCGGTCTGGACGTGGGGTCGCATCAGCCTGCTTGCCAACCTGATCAATCCGGCAACCGGCACGCCGATCGGCACGCTCACGCAGAGTGGCGGCCTAACGGCGGCGTTCGACGGCAATACCAACCAGGCCGCGGCGGCAAGCGCGACCTTCGATACTGGCGGTGCATCTAATACCCAGTACATCGGCAAGAACTATTCCGGCGGCCAGCAAGTCTCCGCGGTCACAGTTTTCAATCCATCGGATCAGCCGTTAGCACTGGGCTCAGCGCTGTTTTCCAACGGCCAGGGCGGCGGCATCATTTCAACCCAGCCAACCCAGGTCGTCGTCAATCTGCGCGGCAAGGCGACGGCGCCAGCCAACTCCGCTGATGGCACGCTGCTCGGAACCAGCGGCACGCTGCTCACGCCGGCGACGCCGGTGACAATTGCCTCCAATGATCTGGTCACGGCTTGGAATTACGTATGGGTCGAGATCATCTCCACCATCCAGATCACCGCGCCCGGTTTTATTGCCTACACCCAGCACCGCATTGGCGTCGCCGAATGCCAGTTCTTCAATCCGGTCGCGTCCGGCGCCGGCAATGCCGTGCAGGTGCAGATCCTCGGGGGAAAACTTCTCTATACCACGCCAATCCGGGTCTGGCGTTTGGGGCTCTATTCCAACACCACGGGATGGCCAACCTGCGGGACCTATCATGAGGGGCGACTCTGGCTCTCGGGCGTGTATGCCAACCGTATTGATTCCTCGGTCTCCAACGACCCCTTCAATTTCTCCCCCACCCAGGTCGATGGGTCTGTCCCCGGTGATCGCGGAATTTCTTATGTGTTCAACAGCCCTGATGCGAATCCCATCTTCTGGCTCGAGCCCGATCAATTGGGAATTGTTGGGGGTACGCAAGCCGGCGAATGGCTCGTCCAGGCGACCTCCACGAACCTACCGCTGACGCCGACCACCATCCAGGCGCATCGCTACACCAAGTACAATTGCGCCAATATCCTGCCGGCCCGCACCGACCTCACGCTTGCGGTGGTGCAGACCTTCCGCCGCTCGCTGCTCGAGTACTTCGCCGACGTGTTTTCCGGACGGTTCTCCGCGCACGACCTCGCACATTATGCCAAGCACCTGACCAAATCCTTCATCATGGAAATCACCTGGCAGCAGGAAACGATCGCCATGATCTGGTGCCGCATGGGCGACGGATCACTCGCTGGCTGTTGCTATCAGCGCAGCACACTTTCGACTTCGCAACCAGCGCAGATCCAGGCCTGGCATGCGCACACGCTCGGCACCAACCGGCTGGTCGAGTTCATCTGCGCTGGCGCTAACGAGTTAGGCACCCTCGATGCGCTCACCATGGTTACCAACGACCCGTCGAGCAACACTCGCTTTGTCGAAATGCTGGCCAAGAACTTCACCGAAACCGACAGCCCAGCCGATGGCTGGTTTCTCGACGCCGGCGTTCACCCGAGCTCGAGCTCCTCGATCGCGCCCTCGGTCCAATTTCCGCTCGGCGGCATTGAGCTCCACGGGCTCTGGCATCTCAATGGCCAGACCGTGCAGGCAACCTTCTCGGGACTCGATACCGGGCAACAGATCGGCCAGGTCGGACAACCAATCATCGCCGACTACACCGTCACCAATGGCTCGATCCAAATTCCGTTTGGTGACGGGATCTCGGGCGGTCCAGGCAATGGGCTATTCACCGCAAATCTTGCGGCCTCGGCAATAAGCGCCAATCAGGTTGTGGTCGGCATGACCTATAATTCGGACGGCCAGATCGTGCGCCCGGCCGCACCGGCCGAGGCCGGTACCCGCAACGGCCCAGCATTCGGCAAACTTCGCCGCAATCAGCAATTTGCGATACAGTGCGTGCAGGCAGCAGGGTTATCGATTGGGACCCGGTTCGACAAGCTCGACCCGATCCTTTTCGGGACCGACCCGGTCAATGATCCGGGTGGGACGCCGTTGCCGCTGGGGCAAACATTCAGCGGAATTTTCTGGGCTCCGATTGCGGACGATAACACGTTCGACGGGATGCTCTGCTGGCGCGTATCGCGCCCGGTGCCAGCGACGATCGCGGCGATTGGTGGATTTATCCACACGCAGGACAAATAACAATGCCGACCATTGCAAATCTCGGGGGCCAATCAGGCGGACTATTCGGATTCGGTGGGGGAATTGGCACGAGCTTGAGCTCTGGCATCGGTGGCGCAATCTCCGATTTCTATCAATCCGGCGCCTACAAATACCGAGCACAGGGCGCCCGCATCGAAGAGCAGCAGTATCTCATCGCCGCCAATCTGTCGGATCTCAACGCACAATATGAGAAGGAATCGACTGAACTCAAGTCATGGCAGACCGCACGCAAGGCCAACATTACCTTGGGCGATGCAAAGTCTGACGTGGCGGCAAACAATTTTGAAACCTCTGGCAGCGCGCTCGACATTCTGCGCGATAGCGCCATGCAGGGCGCCATCACGCAAGCGGTGGTCGAACAGCAAGGATTAATCCAAGAGAAGGCCTATGAGGAACAAGCCGCATCCTATCGGTTGATGGCTTCAGCGGCTGAAACCGCCGCTAAGGCCGACGATCAAGCCGCGACCGGTTCGATGTGGGCAGCGGGAATTAAAGCAGCAGGAGCGCTTTTGTCGTTAGTCTGATGCCAAAGATTGCAGAATTTGAAGCCCCCGAACTTGGTCTGCGACCGAGTGAAATCGGTGTTGAGGCAACCGCGGCGGCAGCTCGCCGGGTAACCGCCGCTTATTCGCAAGCGGCTGGTGCAAGGGCAGGAGTCGGCAGCGAAATTGCCAATGCGCTGACGTTTGCAATGAATGTCGGCATCACTTCGATGGAACATGGAGAGATCGCCCGCGGTGCCCAGGCGTGGGCCGGTCTCTCAACCGATCTGGAGAATAATTACAAAAACCATAGTGACAATGCGGATCCCAACAATCCGCTGTCTGCCAAAGGTTGGCTGACCGGCACGCTCGAGCCGGCGTTAGAAAAGTTCAAGTCCGGCTTTATGACCGAGGCCGGACAAAAGTTTGCCGAAGAGCACATCGATCAATTCCGCGAAAAGATGTGGAAGACGGCAAACGCCGATCGTGCCAAGCACGCCGGCGCCGCAACGGTCAGTGCGCTTGGGAGTGCGCGCAATTCTCTCGACAATAGCCTGATGAACGATCCGAGCATTGAGAACCTCGAGAACGCCAGGAAATCATGGACAACCACGGTAGGAGGTCTTGCTGCCACAAGCCCCAATCTCAGTCTAGATCAGAAGAAGAAGGCACATGGCGATCTGGTTGAAGAGGGCATGCACGGCTTCGTCATGTCGGCGGCGATGGGCGGCATCTTGCGCGATGGCAAGATCCCCGAGGAACTCATTCAGAATCCCAATTACAATAAATACATCACCCGCGAAGAGCGGATGCAATTGGAGGCCAAGGCTCGCACCAGTGAGAAATTTCTCACCCAACAACAGAACGCCGCCAATAAGCAAATCCAAGCGGTCCAGCTCAATGCCCTCGAGCAAAATCTGGCCGACATGCGGCGCGAAAGCATGCCAAAGACCGATCTCGGTCCGCGGCAATTGCCAACCGATGTCTGGAAGCGGCTCGACAAGTTCACGGTTGAATCGCCGGCCGCTCAGACCCCGCAGGGCGCCAAGGCGATTGCGGCCGCCGATAGTTACTATCGCTCGATCTCCGCGCAGCTCAATAAACCGCCGCCCAAGCAGGACATTTCAACCCCAACCTGGGCCGATCTGCATCGTCGCATCAATTCCATGGATGCCGATCGCTTGGTGGACGAGACTGCAATCAATGATGCCTATGGTCAGGGCTTGCTCACCCCGCACGATCACGAATCGCTGCTCAAGGAATTTGAAGATCTGAAAAATCCGCAAGGTCAGCGGATCAGCCAGCTCGAGAAAAATCTCTATGCGGGTGTCAAGAAACAGATCGATCATTCCAATCCGGCAATGGGGGCCGATGATCCAGAGGGTACCAGACAATTCGCCCGCTTCCAGTACGATGTGCATAATCTAGTGGAACAATACCGTGCGTCCGGGCGCGATCCGTTTGATTTGTTTGACCCCAATAAGCCGGATTTTCTTGGCAATGAGGCGAAGCTTCGCGCCGGCGGCTATCTCAAGACCATGGCCGAAACTACCGCGGATATCTCGCGGCGGCTCAATCCCGGCCCAGCAGCGGCCGCCCCTGCATTGCCGGCGGCACCGCTACAGTTTTCCGCGCCCGAGGGGCTGACGCCCAAGGAGCGCAATCTTCTCGATTATCACCGCGACAACCTACGCAAAGGCACCTACGCGACCTTGCCGAATGGTGATATCGCCTCGGTCTATATCACCGGGGTCGAGGGCCCAGGCGCCAAAATCTACAACGTCCCAGGGTACTGGAATGGACAGCTCCATACCGACGTTGCCGAGATCCAAGAGCATGCCAAGAACATCGGCTGGGATCGATTCCCGTCCTATGCCACGCCGCAGGAAGCCGACATGGCGGCGGATAAGGTCCATCAGATCATCGAGGACGATGTCGAACGGTTCCGGCGCGGACAGCCAACCTCGCCAGGCCCGCAGCAACAGCAGCCCGCCACCCAACCGGAGCCGCAACCGCAACAGCGGGCAACCGGTGCGCCAACGCCGGTTCAAACCATTACGGTGACCAGGCCAGGGGCGGTGCCCTCGGCCCCGGTCGGAACTCCGAGTTTCAAGCCAGCCGATCCGAATGAGGATCCTGCCGATTACTTGCGGCGTCGACGCGCGCAACCGCCGGCCCCGGCGCCGGGAGTGCCGTTTAATCCGAAAACCCAGACATGACCCAGGAAGAAGAGCTTAGAGCCGGCGGGTTCAGCGAGGAGAAGATCGCCAAATACCTGGCTGACACTCGTCAGGAGCTCAAGGAAGGCGGTTATTCGGAGGCCCGCATCGATGCCTATTTGGCGCAGGGTGTGGAAACACCGGACCAAACCCCGCAGGCGGTCCAAAATCGCATTGAGAATGGGGCCCAGGCCAAGCGCCGTGAACGCGGTATTGTCGACCTGCTCACCGACATTCCCGAAGACTTCAACATGTTCAACACGGCGGACGGCCGCGGCCGGTTATGGAATGCCGCCAAAAGCATGGTCGGAGAGATTTGGAAAGGCACCAAGGACGCCCTTGCACTTCCGCATGACGCGTTCATCAACGGGTTTGATCCAACCGATGAGAGCGACCTCGAGCGGGCGCAGGGGCTCGGCATGCTGATTGCCACCTCGCGACCGAGCAAGCTCACCCTGACCGGGCGAACCTCGGGCGTGCGACCGGTGCCATTCGGCGAACGACCCTATGTCTGGGATCCGTCGCAACAGATGGCCGTGAAGACCCCCAAGGGCGGATTTGGACAGGGCGATTACGACCCCGGCAAAGATGTCACCGTATCGGTCAGAACGCGTGGCGCGGACGGTGCCGTCCACGAAAAGCCGATCGTCGAAGGCGAGGTTAATTCGCAGCAGGTCAATGAAGCCGCCACCGCGGCGCAGGGGCAACAGCCGCCCAATCTCGATACCGCGCAGAAAATGCGTCGTGCTCACATGGAGCAAGGCAAACTGCCGGCCGAGACCGCCAATGATGCCGCGCGCGATCCGATCAAGCAGCAGCAGTTGCTGGCCAAGGACAAGGAAGTGCCGGCGGAAGGCCGCGATCCCCCGGAACCGCCCGAGGCCGGCACGCCCGGGAGCTTCACCACTGCCAAGGGCTCGGAATATCAAATCCATGGCGATGGCACGACAACCCGTAACAAGGCGGCGCGGCCGGATCCGGGTCACGAAGGCGATCAGGGTTGGAAACCGCGCAGTGAAAAAACCTTCTATGTCGACGAAGGACAGGCCAATCGTTTGGCCCCGCCGACCGACTCGGCCTGGCGGGTCATCGATCACGAAGACGGATCGATTTCGATTGCGGTCAGGGATCCTAAAACCGGCCGTTGGGGCATTTCGCCGAGCCAGCGTGCCATCGAGGTCACAACGACGCCCGAGGTCGGCAAGGTGCCGATCGAGCTCTGGGGCGAAGGCACCACCAATGGGTCGACCTCATTCAAAGGCATGCACCCGGGCAATGCGATCACCGAGGTGCGGATTGCGGAAGAACCGGTTACGACCGGTAAAACTTGGTACCAGGGCGAACCGGGCCCGTCCAAGGGTGGCCATAAACCCTCAACTCGCTGGGTTGAGAACCTCGAGGACGCCAAGCTTGCCGCCGGCCAGGATGGCCATATCCGGGTCTTAAACGAAACCGATCTGCCGGAAGATATTGCCGAGCGCAGTCGACGTGCCTCGAGCCTGGATCTGCCCACCGAGCAAGAACCCAAGAGCGTCAAACGCGTTAGCGCGGACGCCCCGGCAGAGGTCGTGCGCGATCAAGCCCGGCGTGCGCCTGAGCTCACCCAAGACGCCCATACCTCGGAGGCCCCGACCCCGGAACAGCAGGGCTTGATCGATAAGGTGATCGAGCGCGCGCGCGCGCGCGAGGCCGCCGAAAAGGGCGTGCCGCCGCCGCCGGAAGCGGTCACTAGGCTCGATATCGAGGTTGGCTTTAAGGCCGCCGCCGAGGCCGGCCAGGCCGCGGTTACCCCTGAACAGGTCTCGGCTCGAGCTCACCAGCTCGGGATTCAGATCTCGCCGGCGCAAGCAAAAGCCGCCTTGCCGGCAAAACCGCCCACGCCCACCGCGGCCCCGCCGGGCGCGCCTCCGGTCAAACCTCCTACCCCACCGGCGGCGCCGGGGGTTCCCCCGCCAGGCGCACCACGCATTCCGATGTCGCTCGATGTCGCGCGCCGGCTGATCGATGATCGCGTCAGCATTGGTGAGCGAACTCGATGGTGGCAGAAGATTCCGACCTGGAGGGAGATCTACACCAAGTTTGTCGACGAACTGCACCCGATCAAGAACATCAGCAAGCTACCCTCGGCCACCAAGGCCTACATTCAGGCGCGCCTGACCCGCGGCACCATGGGCAAGGTCGATCAGTTCCTCAATTATGGCACCTTCGATTTCAACACCCTGAAAAATAATGGCCGCCCGCTGAACCAAATTCTCGGTGAGATCGCCGATGCCGATAAAGCGGATTTTGGGCGCTATATTCTATCCAAGCGGGCGCTCGAGGTTGCGGCCGAAAAGCCGGCCGGTCTTGGTGGCCTGGAACCGGGCGTGAATATCGAGGCGGCGCAGACCGTCGTTAATCAGTTTGATGGCAAGTTCGGCAAGACATTTCAGGCGCTGATTGCCTATCAAAATCGCGTCCTTGATTACTTGCGAAAATCCGGCGTGTTATCGGATGAACAATTTGCGGCCATTGTTCAAGCCAATCGCAATTACGTGCCGCTGCACCGCTTATTAGAGCCCGGCGAACGCATGATCGCAGGGCGCACGTTCGGGCCACAAAGTCCAATTAAGCGGTTGCTCGGCTCGACCCGCAAGATTGTGGATCCGCTCGAGAGCATTATTCGCAATACCTATAGTTACCTGGATATTGCCGAGCGTAATGCTGCCGGCATTCAGATCATCGACGCCCTGCAGGATGCCGGCTATGACGTAAAAACCCATCCGCCCGGGCGCGTCATGGATCCCGAGCTCATCGATTATCTCAAGAGCCAAGGCGTCACCGATCCCGTGCAGCTCGCGGACTTTCTCGATCATTCGTTGCCCGACAAAGTCGAGACCGATGGCTTAAGTGCCATGCGCAATGGGCAACGGGTCGAGGTTGAGATTGCCGATCCCGCGGTTGTGCAGGCATTCCGTTCGCTCAACCGCCAGAGCGCGGGAATGATTGCCAAGCTATTCAAGATCCCGGCAAGTGCGCTGCGTGCCGGCGCGGTTCTGTCGCCAGATTTCATGGCGCGCAACTTAATGCGCGACTTTCTATCCGCGATGATCAACGTCGGTATGCACCCCGGCTATACGATCAAAGGCCTGAGCCATGCCATTGCCCGCGATGAAGTCTACGAACGTTTTCGGAAAGGCGGCGGCGCCAACGCCACGTTGGTCGGAATCGATCGCGCCTATTTGCAAGAGAGCTTGAGCTCGCTCAATGCCAAAACCGGATTAATGGAGCGAAGCTGGAATCTCATCAAGTATGGTGGTCAGCATCCGATCAAAACACTAACTCGTCCGCTGCGCTTGCTGTCCGAGCTTTCCGAGGAAGCGACCCGTATTGGTGCGCAATTGAAGGTCGAGGCGGATATCGGCGGGCCGCTCACCAAGGAAACGATTCAAAAAGCGGCATTTGCTTCGCGCGAAGCAACCATCGATTTTGCTCGATCCGGCGCCAAGACGCATTCCTACAACATGATTACGGCGTTTGGAAACGCACAGATCCAGGGCGTCGATCGTATGTTTCGAGCATTCGGCAATCCGATCACAAATCCCAAGCAATTTATGATCACCTCGGCTCGCATCGGCGGCGGCATTACCTTGCCATCGGTGCTGTTGTGGTGGGCGCAGCGCGATGACGAACGCATTCGGGCCCTGCCGGCATGGCAACGGGATTTATTCTGGATCATCGGCACCCACGATTGGAAACCGATTTCCGAAGCCGATGCCTATGCCAAGCCGAAGGAATATGTCCGCCAGACCAAAGAGGGCGGCTGGGAGTTTGATCACGGCACGCTGTTCCGCATTCCAAAGAACTTCGAAGTGGGCGTTATCTTTGGCAGTGGCGTCGAGCGATTGCTCGATTACATCTATAAAAACAATAAAGATGCCTTCAAGGATTTCGATAAGTCAGTCGAGTCGGCATTGCTGCCCGGCTACGTTCCGACCGCATTCCAGCCGATGGTCGAACAGGCGATGAACCGTTCGACTTTCACCGATCGCACCCTGGTTCCGGCTTATCTCGAGCGTCGACTGCCGGAATATCAGGCCACCGCTTATACCAATGAAACAATGAAGACGATTTCTAAGCTGATCAGCGACATTCCGGGCGTGCGCAATGCGGCGGCTGATGATCAGAGCCCGGCTGGCGCGGCCGCGCGCGCGGTCACCAATCCAATCTTGCTGGAAAACTATATTCGGGAATGGACCGGCGGCCTCGGCGTCTATGCCATGCAAGCCGCCGATGTAGGCCTGCGCTCACAAGGCATTGTGCCGGATCCAATCACGCCGACGCCAGTACTCGCCGACATCCCGTTCATCAAGGCATTTGTCATCCGTAATCCCTCGGCCAATCTGCAGCCGATCCAGCAGTTCTATGACGACTTCCATCATTATCAGAAGTTCCGCGACACTTATAAAAGCTTGGCTAAAGAAGGTGACATGGAGGGAGCTCAACGCGTCCTCGCGATCGGCGGCGATGAAGCATTCGCGGCCAAGATGGATGGGATTAACAAATCTCTCAGCAACATGGGCAAGACGATTCGCGATGTCTACAAGGATCCCGGGACACCGGAACAACAGACACCGGAAGGTCGAGAGGCTCTGCGCGATCAAAAGCGGCAAGTCATTGATCAGATCTATTTCAATATGCTGATGCTGGCGCGCCAGGGCAATGCCGCGATGGCTCAGGCGCAAGAACAAATCAAAGAAATGAAGCGGCAGAAGGCCGCCGGCGTCAATGTTACGGTGAACACACCGAATCAGGTTCCGGTACAACCGCAGAGTATTGAGGGCGGGGATGCTGCCACTGGCGGCATTCTCGGTGTCATTCGAGGTGGCCTATCCACTCTTGGAGCAGTAACGCAACACGAGGAAGAGCCTCCCACGGGTATCGGAGGCACAAGAGGATGACGAGGAGACTAAAATGCGAAGGCTGATCATCGCTGCACTGATGCTGGTGGCGGCGCCGGCATTCGCTCAAGTCCCGCCGACTCTGCAACCCAACACTGTGCTCGGGCGCTTGGGTGCTACGCCAGGCCCGGCACAGCAAATTCCGTTTACGACGCTCTCTTCGCAATTGAGCATCAGCGCAACGCCGCCCAGCGGCCCGCCTGGTGCCATTCAATTCAATCTGTCCGGTGTATTCGGCGGCCTGACGCTCAACGCCAATACGCTGGTTGGGGCAACCGCGCCCAATACGCCTGCGGCAATAACCATCAACAACTGCAATGGCGGCGCCAATGCCCTGACTTGGACCGCGGGCAGCGGATTCGGCTGCAACACGATAACTGCGGTTGCGCCCGTTTCGAGCGTCTTTGGTCGCACCGGCGCGGTAGTCAAGAATGTCGGTGACTATTTGTTTTCTGATATTGGCGGCACGGCAACGGCAACACAGTTGCCAATTACTGGTACTGGCGGCTCGCCCAACAAAGTTGCCAGCATCGGCGCCGGAACAACGCTGACCGCTAGTAGCTGTGCGCAATGGGATAGCAATCTCAATCTCGTTTCGACCGCATGCGGTGGTGCGGTCCAGATTGGCACGACGCCAATTACCGGCGGCAGCATCGGCAATGTGCTGATCCACGGTACTGGCAATATCGTGCAGGAATATGCGCCGAGCGCGACCGGCGGCACACCCAATCGATTCGTGACGGTCGATAATTCAACTACGATTTCGGCAGGGTGCGCGACCTGGGCCGCCAACGGAAGCCTGACCACGACCGGCGTTGCCTGCGGCTCGGGTGGCGGCGGTGGTACTCCTGGTACGCCGGTCAATGCGGTGCAATTTAACACCGGGCCAGGTACGTTCACCGGCTCGGCCAAATTCCTCTACAACGATACGACGCCCGTGCTGACGATCGGCGCGGCCGGATCGGCGGGCCAGCTCGCCCTTGTCGGTGGGACCTCGGGAACCGCAACCATCGTTCCGCCCGCAACCGGCGGCGGCACACTAACTTTGCCGCCCGGTACCGATACGCTTGATAGCGCGGCCTCGACCACGACGTTTACCAATAAGACCTTCGATACCGCAGGGACCGGCAATTCGTTCCTGATTAATGGCGTTGCGGCAACTGCCAATACCGGGACCGGCGCGGTGGTGCGGGCAACTTCGCCCACGCTGGTGACGCCAACGCTCGGCGCCGCCACCGCAACCAGCATCAACAAGGTTACCCTCACGCAACCGGCCACGGGGGCGACCTATACGATCGCAGACGGCAAGACCGTCACCCAGAACAACACGCTGACCTATTCCGGCACTGACGGCAGTACGGTCAACCTCGGGGCCGGCGGCAATGTGTCTTATACGGTCGGAAGCGGAACGGCCGTGCTTGGCACGTCAGCAATTGCATCGGGCTCGTGCGCCACAGCGGTCACGGTTGCATCGGCAAGCGTGCAAGCCACCGATGTCATCCAAGCATCATTCAATGGCGATCCAACCGGGATTACTGGCTACATTCCAGTAGCAACCGGGATGCTTGTGATTATTCCCTATCCCACGTCAGGCAACGTGAATTTCAAAGTGTGCAACACAACTGCTGCCTCAATAACTCCCGGCGCGATCACGCTGAACTGGCGAGTAACGCGATGAAGAAACTAGTTGCTGCATTTTTTGGAGCTAGTGCTCTTCTAGCTGCGCTCTCAGCGCATGGACAAATTAGTTTGCCTTGGCCAGGCCCTGGCACTGGGCAGCAGGGTGGCACTGGTGGCTGCGCAGTCACTGGTGGCGGTGCCAAGAGCACCGTTGGCTCCAACACTGTCTATACCTTCACGTCCAGCGGCACAATAAACTGTTCTACTGCTGTGCAGGTCCAGTATGTGCTGGTTGGGGGTGGCGGTGGTGGCGCTGCTGGTAGTGCCTCTTTTGGCGCTTCATCAGGTGGTGGTGCTGGTGGTGTCAGAACCGGCTACGTCCAGCTTAACGCGAACCAAACATATCAAGTTACTATCGGTTTGGGCGGCGCTGGTGGTGTCACCCTTCCATCAAGTGGGAACAATGGGCAGCCTTCACAGTTCGACTCCATAGCCTCTGTATTTGGCGGTGGTGGCGCTGGCAACCAGAACGTAGTTGGTTTGCGTGGGGCGTCAGGCGGCGGCGGCGGGAACGGCCTTGCTGGTGGCGCTGGCACTGTTGGTCAGGGCTATGCAGGTAGCACTGGCTGTAACTTCAGCGCTAGCGGCGCCGGTGGTGGCGCTACGGGCGTTGGAGGCACATGTACTACATCTGTTTCTAGCAATGGTGGTCCAGGTTTTGTTGTTAACACAGCAACTTTTGGGAGCATTGGCGTAGCTGGCTGCATTGGTGGTGGTGGTGGTGGTGGTCGGTTTGGCGCTGCCGGTGGGTTAGGGACGGTGACTTGTGGCGGTGGTCAGGGCGGTCCCGGTACTGTTGACGCCCAAGCGCCATCTGGTGTTGCCAATACTGGAGGGGGCGGTGGCGGTGCGGGTGGAGTTACCAACAGCGCTGGAGGCGGCAATGGGGGCTCTGGCGGCCTTTGGATCTCCCACCCAACCACGCAGCCAACGACGATCTGTACAGCCAATACGGATGGCGGTGGCACTGATGCTAACGTCATTGCACTTTGGCATATGGATCAGTTGCTGGCCGACAACGCCGGTCGGCATGACGGCATAATTACGCCAGTTACCAGCACAAACATCAAGCTCTTGACTGCGCCAACGCCCAGCAAGTTTGGGACCTATGCTCTGGAGGCGGTGACGGCATCAAACGACTATGTCAACGTGGGCCATACAGGTGGGATGCAGTTTGCTGGCGACTTCACTTTCGAGTTCTGGTTTAACTTTGCATCCACCACGCAGTTTGGGACGTGGGGAGCTGCGTCGGATAGCCCTTCGCCAACCTTTGGCCTTTGGCAGCAGAACTCCACCACACAGGGAGTCTTTGCGGGTACCACCACTAGTTTGACCTATACCCGCACTGGCCTGAACACATGGCAGCACTATGCATACGTGCGGTCAGGCACTACTGGTTCCAACATATCGCTTTGGGTTAACGGCGTTAAGGTTGCCAGCGGCGGCCCAAACACTGGAACGGCGGGCAACCTAAGCGCCGATATGTGCCTGCTCCATGGCAACTGCAGCAGCAGTGGCTTTAACAACTTCACTGGCGACTGGATGGGTGAGACCCGCTGGTCGAACTACGCGCGCTACACAGGGGCCGGGCCATTCACGCCACCGACGACGCCATTCTGTGATCCGACTGCCTCGCCCATCAGGGCGCCGACGCTGTTTGCTAATTCAGGACAGTTAACAAGCTCTACCAATACGCTGACAACTACTACGACGCAGCCCATTGTATCAGGCAATCTATCGATCATAGCCGTAGGCGGTTCCACCAATTCTCTGACAGTTTCGAGTGTCACTGACGGGACCAATACTTACGCTCTGGCAATACGCCAACCAGCAGCGGCAGGGAATTGGTGGAATGAGATATGGTATAAAGCAAATGCTGCGGCGGTCAGCTCTGGCGCGACTATAACAGTTACTCTTAGTGCGTCGGCAGGCGGGGCTTCGTATCAAGAGATTTACGGTATACAGGCTTCTGGAATTGCAACGACTTCTCCGGTTGACAAAGCGGCTGGAGCGACTTCCACGGCAACAACCGCACTAGTAACAATTCCTGCTTTAACAACTGCACCGCAGCTCGCTTTCTGTTTCGGTAAGGCTAACAACGTCACAGCAACACTATCGATACCAGACCCTGCATGGATTAATTTATTTAATGCCAATGTGACAGGTGGCCAAAATCAAGCGATTACGCTTGATTGGCGTGCAGTTACCAATCCGTCGTCGATTACATACAACCCGACGTGGAGCGCTGCATCTGGGTCATCTAATAACAATGCCTGTGCAACCTTCATTCATGGGTGATGAGATGGCAGGTCCTTCAGAAGAAATCGGTCAGACGGCCCGCAGTGTTGTCACGGCGTTCTCGTCGAATCCCGCAATGCTATTCGTGTTGATCTTTATCCTGGTGGTGCTCGGCCTCGTCGTCTGGAACGGGGAGAGTCAGCGTGAGTATTACGCCGAGCTGCTCAAGCAATGCGGCCCGCCCAATTATCCGATGGCGCAGTGATGTTCGCACGCTACCAGGGGCTGATTGCGGTGATCGTGCTGGTCACAATGCTGTCGTTTGCGGTCATCTTTCATGTCTATGGCCAATCGCAGCAGATGCCAACCACGCTTTACGAAGGCATCAGCTATGACGCGACCCTGCTGGCGCTAGACAAAAAGGCGCTCGAGGAAGCCTACCATGAGAGGATTTTGCATCTCTTTGAAATTTGGATTTCATCCGGCGCACCAGCGGATGCGCTGAATTTCAAGAACGGGCTGCGCATTACGCGACGTGCATATGCCCAAGCCAAAGAGCAGATTGAAATACGAGAGAAGCAGTTGAATGCTTTCGACCAACAACAAAGAGGGAAGCCATGAACCTGATCAATCTCTCGATTGACATTTTGTGGTTGGCACTCGGAGTGCTGATCCTGGGCGCTATCGTTTGGGTGGCGTTGTGGGCGGTGAAGCAAGTGCTGCCGATTCCTGATCCGGTCGAGAAGGTGATCTGGGCGGTCTTTCTGATCCTCGTGCTTATCGCCATTCTCAGTTTGATCGCGGGAGGCAGCGGCATCCGGCCCTTTCACTGGTTCGGGCATTCATTCTACTTACCCGGACCCGCCGATCGCGCCACCGCCACCGCCGGTCTGCAAGGGTTGCTGAATGGATGATCCGTTGTTCATCATTCTGTTTATCGCGGTCGGTATGATCGCGGTTATGGTCTTTGAAGCCTTGATGCT